AAGTCAAGTATTATTCCGTACCAAAAAAATAATATTAATGGTGTCATAAAGGCAATAATAGAATCAGACAATATTGGTACTGATTTTTTTGAAAAAGTATGTGTTTTTGGTAAAGAGTATAAAAAATTTAATTATAAAAAGCTACAATTCATAGATGATAAGTTTGAAGAATTAGGGATAGAAAAAAATGATTTGGAAGTATTTAATATTCTTTCTAATAAATATTTCTATAATAAAATAACGAGAATAACAAAAGGAAAAACAGAAACGGGTGATATTAATATGCCTAATACAAATTCTTGGATTGCGAATGGAATTGTTTCTCATAATACTTTTGTTGAGGTACTGTCGTTATTTTTAATATGTATATTTTATCCCGATACGACAGTTTCGATAACAGCACAAACTCAAAAAAATGCCGCTAAACTTTTAAAGGATAAATATCTTGAAATAGTGAAGTTTTGGCCACAACTAAAAGAGGAAGTTAGGGGAATCCCTAGTTTTACGAAAGATTCAGCAACAATTGTTATTAATAATAATTCAATACTAGATATATTAGTAAATTCCGAAACGACAAAAGGTCAAAGACGTAAAAGAATGAACATAGAAGAATCTGCGTTGTTAAACAAAGCATTATTTGACGATTCATTAGCTCCTGTAATCGATATGCCTAGATCAACTGTTGGAAAGCTTAGAATGGTTAATCCAGAAGAAATTAGTCAAAGGATAAACTTTTTTACTACAGCTGGATTTAAAGGTTCTTCTGAATATGAAAGAATCTTAACTATGGTCAGAGAGATGGCTGAAAACAAAGGAAGTTATGTATGTGGTTCAGATTGGAAATTAGCCGCTTGGTATGGGAGAGGTTTATCAATAGCACAAGTTGCTAAGAAAAAAGAAGAAATGACAGCTATAGCATTTGCCCAAAACTATGGCAGTACTTGGGTTGGTGCAACAGACCATCAATTGGTCAATATAGAAAAACTGATGTCGTGTAGAAATTTAAAGGAACCAGAGTTTGAAAGGTCAGACAATGGAGAATATGTATTCGGCATTGATGTTGCAAGGTCGCAAAAAACCAACAACAATAGAAGTTCGATTAGCGTGCTAAAAATAGATAGAAAAGAAGATAATTCAGTAGCACATATATCTCTTGTAAATTTAATTATTATTTCGAACACAGATAGTTTTACTGTTCAGGCAACAAAGATTAAAAAAGCATATAAACTATATAGGCCAAAAATGTGTGTAGTAGATATTAACGGGCTTGGTGTTGGGCTAAAAGATGAGTTGTTAAAACAACAAACAGACCCAATTACAAATGAGATTCTTGGTGCGTGGGATACTGTTAGTACAGAAGAATCTTCTGATATTTTTGGTTCTCCACAAATATTATATGGGCTTTATCCACAACAGGCACAAACAAAGATAACAGTTAATTTTGCTGATGCTGTTGAGAGTGGGAAACTTAGACTCTTAGTTAGTAAAGGTGAAGAAGACGTTTCTTTATCTTCAAGAGAGTCTGTGTTAAACTATGTCCCATATCAACAAACAGATGAGCTTTTTGCGGAAATATCTAACCTAAAATTAAAAACAAATCCAAACGGATCATTAACCGTAGAACAGGTACAAAAAAAAGTAGACAAAGATAGATACACATCGATAGCTTATGGTATATGGTGGATTATGGAATTTGATAATAAAGTTTTTGATGATAATGGACTTTCGGACTTTTTCGTACAAATCAATAGAAAAGGAAAAGGTTCTGCGGGCATGGGCGGTGGTATGAGTAGGCAATCATTAGTAAATAAAATTTTCAGATAATTATAAGAAAGGAGGTAAAACTTGTCAAATAAAAATATTAATAAAGATAAAAGACCAGCAACGAAAGAACAGCTAAAAGAGATTGATAGTAATATAAAGAGATTAGGATTAGGGGAATCTTTGGAAGATTTTACTCAAAAGTTTTCAGACGAAGATTATAGAAAAAACTTTTCTACAACTTTGGCTAAACAAATGAGAGATATGCAAGGTATTCCAGACGGCTTTGCTTCTTCTGGCATGATACAACCAAAAATGTCGGAAGATTTATATCAAAAAATTAATGTAGATCCTCATGTGGCTACATCTGCACAAATAGATAGTATGTTAGAAGAGCCACAAAAACATTCAAGAGAGTTGAGAGGCGTTTCACAATACTTAAATTATTCGGTTGGTCAATACCATAGATCTTTATGGTATTTTAATACAATAAAATCGTTTAATTATACATTAAATCCAACGGATATAGACAATATTGATGTTGTTAGTGGTAAAGATTATCAACATGCTTATGAAACATGTTTATTGACGCTTAGAAAATTAAATGTAAAATATCAGTATTCAAAAATTGATTTACAAGTGCTTGTTGACGGTGTTGGTTTTTATTGGTTGTCAGAAACGAAAGATTCTATTTCTTTTTTGCAACTACCATCGGATTGGTGTTATATTACATCTCCATGGACATATGGATTTAAATTTACATTTGACCTAACATACTTTGATCAATATTCTGGTCTTGAATCGGCTATTCCAGAACTGTATAACGCTTACAAACACTTTACAAAAATGAGAGATAACACTCGTATTTCTAGGAAAGAGGTTGAGTACTTACAGTATTACCCAGTTCCAGTGGAAAGTAGCTGGGTGTTTACATTCGACCCAGTTCATCCAGATAAAGTACCTCCACTTAGTTCGGCAATGGGTAGTGCTTTAGATGTTATATCTTACAAGAAATTACTTTTAAATATGCTTGCTTTAGATTTGTTTAAAATTATATCATTAAAAATACCTCTAAAGAAAGATGGTTCTAATATGGCGATTACATACAATCAAGCATCTGAAATAACGTCAGTTATTCAATCTTCTTTGCCAGATAATATTATAGCGTATTCATCACCATTTGAGTCTGATAGTATGTCTATAGACCAAACAGATAGATTTTCAGATATTGTTGGTATTTCTAACGATTCTTTTTTCAGTAACGTTGGGGTGTCTAATGGTAATTTTGGGTCAAATGGTTTGAATCAAGGTACAGCATTAGCGTTTTCATCTTCAGTCGATTTTGCTTACGCAAGTACACATATGTATTTTCAATTTGCAAATTGTACAAATTGGATTTTGTCACAAAAAACAAAGAAATATAAGTTTACAACTACATTTTTTGGGAATAAGCTTAATGAGCAGGCTGAAACAAAGTCATATGCAAGTTTAGTTACAACGGCTAATATGCCTGTAATGAAATTATTTGCATATTCTGGATATGAACCATTTGAAGTTATTTCTACCTTACGTCTTGAATCGGCGTTAGGCGTAAAAGATTTGATGAAACCTTTAATAAGTGCATTTCAAAAATCTGCAAAAGACAGCGATAATGAAAGCCAAGATAATAAAAATAAAGTTAATGATGGAAGGCCACAAGAGGCCGATGTTGGCGAAGCAGGAGAACAGGCTAGGGATTATAAAGACCTACAAGATACAGATATAGGATAAAAAAAACAGCTAAGGAGTAGGTAATATGAATTTTATTAAAAGCCATGATTATAAAAAAAAATATATGAAATATGTCTTTGAGTCTTGTTGACATATTCATGTGCTTTCCTTATATGAGCGTATTGGATAACATTACCCATGTCGCCTCTTCTGTATTAACAATTTCTACACTTTTAATGTTATTAATTCCCAAGAGTAGAAAATGGTTAAGAAACAAGATATTATCAGAAGAAAAGGAAAGGGAAAAAGAAGAGAGTTTATTGGATAGTGAGAAAAGAGTAGAATGCTTAGAAAAAAAACAAGAAATGTTTGATTCTATAGCTTTAATGCTTTTGCATGATAGGTTATTTCAATCATGCCTCCTTAATATAGACAGGAATTATACAACGATACCAGACCTTGAAAATATAGACAACATATACGAACTATATAGATTAAACGGAGGAAATGGCACTGGTAAAAGATTGTATGAAGCTGTACATAAACTCGAATTAAAAGATAAAGGTTATAAATTTTAAAGAATTGAAAGGCGGAAACTATGAACAATTTAGAAAAATTAAAAAAAGATAATAGAGAATTATGGTCTAATTTAGTGGTTGCGGTAGAAACAAAAGAAGGATTGAAGTATGTTGGCGATATAAAAACTGATATTCCAACTGGCATTTGCGATTTTTGTGAGTGGGCAGAAGAAAAGGTGATTAAATGAATTATTACACAAATATAGTACAATTTAATGATGAAGGAGACGATGTTTTATTTTTACAACGAATGTTGAGAATTGTCGATTGTGATCCAGGGGTGTTAGATGGCGATTTTGGAAATGCTACAGCTGCGGCAACGGGCGAATTTCAAGCCGATTATGGGCTTGAAGTGGACAAAATTTGTGGTCCGAATACGTGGCACAAACTTTACGACAGAGTTGCAGAAATTCAAACAGCATTAAATAAGTTTGGTTATAAATTAGTCGTTGACGGTAATATCGGTAGTTCGGGTGTTGCTACAATTCATGCTTTGCAAAATTTCCAAAGCACACATGGG